TCTGATCCGGCTGGCGAGGTGTGGGTGTTGCCGGTGAAAGTGGAAACCGGGACGGCGGCGGCCGGCAAGGTTACCTTTGTCGGTGCTGCGACCGAGGGCGGCGTGCTGAATCTGTACGTGGGCGCGACCCGCGTGCGTGCGACGGTGGTCATCGGTCAGACCGCTGCAGAGAGCGCTGCGGCCATTGCCGCTGCCATCAATGCGGCCAGCCTTCCAGTCAAAGCGGTTGCGGCTGCAGGGGAGGTCACGTTGACCTGCCGCTGGAAGGGCGATACCGGCAACGATATTCGCTTGGCCATGAACTTCAAGGGCACCTCGGCCAACGAGAAAACGCCGGCCGGCGTCACTGTCACCTTGACGAATCTGACGGGTGGTGCCGGTTCGCCGGATCTGGTGTCGCTGCTGGCGCTGGTGGGCGATGAACCGTTCGAATTCATCTGCCATCCCTATTCGGACTCGGCCAGCCTGGATGACTTCAAGGAATGGATGAATGACAGCTCGGGCCGCTGGTCCTTCGCCCAGCAGTTGTGGGGCCATGTCTATACCGGTCGCCGTGGGACGATGGGCCAGTTGTCGGCGTTCGGGAAGGATCGCAACGATGCGCACATGACCATCGAGGGCTTCGAGCCGACCAAGCCGGACTTGATCTGGGAGGACGTGGCCGCCTACACGGCCCGTCAGGCCGCGTTCATCTCGGCAGATCCTGCGCGCCCCACGCAAACCGGCGAACTGGTCGGTTCCACGCCTGCGCCGTCCGGTGAGCGCTTCGTCTACCTGGAGCGCAGCGCCCTGCTGAAGAACGGTATCGCGACGCAGAAGTATGCGGGCTCCGCAGTCCAGATCGAGCGCGCGCGCACGACTTACCAGCGCAACAGCTACGGCCAGCCCGACGATTCGTATTACGACTCGGAGACGATGCATATCAGCGGGACCGTCATGCGCCGCCTGCAGTCGATCATCACCAGCAAATACGGGCGTCACAAGCTGGCCAATGACGGTACCAAGTACGGGCCGGGTGACGCCATTGTGACGCCTTCTGTGATTCGCAATGAGCTCATCGGCGAGTATCAGCGCATGGAGACGGACGGCCTGGTGGAGAACTCGGCACTGTTTGCGAAGTATCTGATCGTGGAGCGCGATGCAAACAATCCGAATCGTCTCAACGTGCTGTTCCCGCCGGACTACGTGAACCAGCTGCGGATCTTCGCGCTGCTCAACCAATTCCGCCTGCAGTACGCAGAAACGGCGTAAGCATCTTCGATCAACCCTTATCGGCCCGGCTAGTCCGGGCCGCTTCATTTGGAGAATCCTATGGGACAAAAAACAGCAGGCGATTGCTACATCAAGGTCGACGGTGACCAGCTCGTGGTCAGCGGTGGCTGCGAGGCCCCGCTCACGGATACCACGCGCGAGACGGTGGTGCCGGGCTACTTCTCGGAAAAGGAGCGCACGCCGTACATCAAGTGCGATGCGGTCGATACGCCGAACTTCCCGCGCGCCAAGCTGGCCGACGGCACGAATATGACGGTGACCTGCGAATTCAAGAACGGGAAAACCTACGTGCTGACAGGCGCTTATCTGGTGGGCGATCCGACCACATCCGGCGACGACGCAAAGGCCGGCCTCGAATTCCACGGCATCAAGGGAACCTGGCAATGAAGCTCTCCAAGCCCATCATGGCCCATGGCCAGCAGCTCACTGAAATTACCCTGAAGTCGCCGACCGGGCAACAGATCCGCGCAGCTCGCGCCTTGCCGTACTGGATGGCCGGCGACAACGCCATGGCGATCAATACCGAGGCGGCCTCCCGGCTGTTGGTGGCCTGCGCGGCTATTCCGCAATCCTCGGTCGACCAGCTGGCGGCAGTGGATCGCAACCAGTTGTACTGGGAAGTCGCGGGTTTCTTTATGGGCCAGGAGAACGAGGAAGAGGTGCAACTCCCATTCGATCTCAAGGAGCCGTCCGGCAAGTTCACGCGGGAGGTCAAGGCCTTGCCGTACTGGGTCTCCCCGGATGGCTCCATGACCATCAATACCGACGCGGCCGGCAAGTACTTGCTGCATTGCTCGGGCAAGGAGCAGGAAGCCCTGGACGAGCTGTCGGCGCGAGAGCTCAATTCCCTGTACTGGGCCATCGCAGGTTTTTTCTTGGGTGGGACTTCCGAGACGCAAGCGAGCTGATCGATATCGCTTACGAGTGTGCGTGGTTCTGGCAGGTCGATCCTGAGATCGAGTTGGAGCGAACGATATCCCAGTTGATGGAGCATCGGTCTCAGGCCTGGCGTATTGAGCAAATGAGAGATAGGGATGGCAGATAAATTTCAGTTGAAGGCGCTGATCACCGGCGTCGACAAGCTCTCTCCGACGCTGGCCGGCATTCGGAAGAACGTCGCATCATTTCGGAAGCAGCTGACATCGAGCAGCCTGGGCGAGAAGATATCGCTGGGCGAGCTGGTGCAGGGTGGGGCCTTCGCCGCCACCATGATCGCGGCAACGAAGTCGGCTATCGACTTTGAATCGGCGATGGCTGACGTCAAGAAGGTGGTCAACTTCGATACGCCGGCCCAGTTCAAACAGATGAACCAGGAGGTGCTGCAGATGTCGCGGCGGCTGCCGATGGCCGCGAAGGACATCGCAGCCATCGTCGCAGCTGGTGGTCAGGCTGGCTTTGATCGCAGTGAATTGCCTCGCTTCGCCGAGGATGCGGTCAAGATGGGTGTGGCCTTTGACCAGACCGCCACTGAGGCCGGCGAGATGATGGCGAAGTGGCGTACCTCGTTCCGGATGACGCAGGATGAGGTGGTCGCGCTCTCCGACAAGATCAACTATCTCGGCAACACCGGGCCGGCGAAGGCCAAGCAGATCTCGGCCATCGTGACGCGCATCGGCCCACTGGCCGAGGTGGCGGGCCTGGCCTCGGGCCAGATCGCGGCCATGGGTGCCACGCTGGCGGGTGTCGGCATCCAGGAGGATGTGGCGGCCACCGGCATGAAGAACTTCTTCCTGACCTTGACGGCCGGGGCTTCGGCCACGAAGCAACAGCAACAGACCTTCAAGGCGTTGCGGCTCGATGCCAAGAAGCTGGCCGTCGATATGCAGAAGGACGCCCAGGGCACGATGCTGCGGGTGCTGACGGCGGTTAGTAAAGTCGACAAGCCCAAGCAGGCGTCGGTGCTCCAGCAGCTCTTCGGCCGGGAGTCGATTGAGGCCATTGCGCCGATGCTGACGAATCTGGACAGGCTGAAGGAGAACTTGGACAAGGTCACGGATGCCACCAAGTTCGCCAACTCCATGAATCAGGAGTATGCGGCGCGGGCAGCAACCACGGCGAACAATATCCAGCTCTTCACCAACCGGGTGATTGCGCTCGGTATCAACGTCGGCAACGTGATGCTGCCGCCGCTCAATAGCTTGCTGGCGGTTGCCGGCCCGATCACAGATGGGATCGCCTCCATGGCGGCAGCTAATCCCTGGCTGATTAAGGGACTTGTGGGCGCTGCAGTCGGCTTCATCGGTCTGCGTATCGCGGTGCTGGGTGCAACGATGGCCACGAAGCTGTTCCTGGCCGTCTCGAACCTGACGCCTATCTGCATCGCCGTGCGTCTCATCGCATTGGCGGCTGGCTTCCTGATCGCGAACTGGCGCTCGGTCGGCCCGTTCTTCAGCCAGATGTGGGATGTCGTGAAATCGGGCTTCGCTGCTGGATGGGAGTTCATCAAGACGGTTTTCAGCTTCACGCCGCTGGGCATGATCATCAAGAACTGGGAGCCCATCGTTGATTGGTTTCGGAAGATGTGGGATCGCATCCAGCCCTATGTACAGCCCTTGATCGACGGTTTCAATTTCGTGTTCAGTCGCAAGGTGCCGGTGGTGGCCGGTGGTCCTGGTGGTGTGACTGCCTCCGGCGCGCCTGGTGTTTTCCCGAGAGTAACGGCTGCCGGCGATGGGGCCGGCTCCGGCGATGCACCTCCGCTCGCAGGCGGCGGCCCCGCAGGCTGGCGGCAGCAGCTCATTGCTGGTGCAGGGCGTGCTGGCGCGACCGCGAACATGAGAGGTGAGATGGTGGTGCGGTTCGAAGATGCGCCAGCGGGCATGCGCGTTGATAGCGGCCAGTCCAACCAGCCAGGGCTGAACATTACACCGAAGGTCGGCTATAGAACATTGGGACAGAACTAATGAGTGATTGGAAAAAACGGCTCAAGCCGGCCTCCTTCCGAGGCGTCCCATTCCGTGTCAATACGGAGACATCGCCGGTCGGCCGTGATGTGGTGGTGTTCGAGTATCCAGGCAAGGACAAGCCCCGCGTGGAAGATATGGGGCGCAAGACCCGGACCATCCGCTTTGTTGCCTTCGTGATTGGCCCAGCTTGCCTGGATGAGCGAGACGCTCTGCTGGCTGCACTGGACAAGCCGGGCGAGGGGGAGCTCATCCACCCTTGGTACGGGCGGATGAAGGTGACGGCCACCAGCGACTGTACGGCTAGCCATAGTTGGGACGAGGGCGGCGTGGTGCGCTTCGAGCTGGTCTTTGTGGAAGCGGGCGAACTCGGCTTCCCCATCGCGACGGCCAACACTGCGCAGCAGGTGCAGACGTCTGCAAAGTCGGTCAAGGATTCTGCACTCAGCCGGTTCTCTGACGCGATGGCAGCGGTGAACATGGCCAGGGTGAAGGTGGCGGCCATCCAGGCGAACGTGGCGGCCGTCTACGGTGCGGTCAATAACTACATCAAGCCGTTGTCCTCCCTGTTCTCGTCCACGAGCGCGATGGTCGATTCGCTGATGAACGCTCCGTCTTCCTTTGGAGCGACGGTCTTCTCGGCGCTGGCGGATCTGGAACGGCCGTTTAGCAGTTTCGGCAGTTCCAGTAGCTCGGTGTCGAGCAGTGGAGCGGCAATCACCGCGCTCGCCCAGGCCCCCGTCTCCGGTGGGCAGGATGCGCAGGGTGTACAGAGCGCCCTGGTGGGGTTGATGCAAGACGCGGCGACCTATAACGGCATGCTCGATGCCGCGGCTGTTCCGATCCCGGCACCGGTAGTCGCGGCAAGCGCGACGCTCAGCTTGGACATGCAGGCGGCCACCGTGACGACGCCAGCCGAGGTCCCGGTCGCTGATGACATCGCGGCCGCCAGGGATGACTTGGCCGAAGCAGTCTTCCAGTACGCCCTGTATTCACCCTTGAGCCACTATGACACGCTCGATGCAGCGCGGCAGGCCGTGAATGCTCACCTCTCGGCGGTAGCGCGTGCCGGCGTCAGGCTGCGGACCGAGACGCCCGCCGCAACGGTGCCGGCGCTGGTGCTGGCCTACCGCCTCTACGGAGACGCATCGCGTGGCACTGAGATCGTTTCCCGGAACCGTATTCGGCATGCCGGCTTCGTGCCGGCGGTCGACTTGCAAGTGGCGAGGTCTTGATGGCGGATCGTGGAATCGTGACGTTGACCGTCAACGGGCAGGACTACGCCGGCTGGATGGATGTGGATATCGGGGCAGGCGTGCTGCGCCTGGCGCGGGATTTTACTCTGACGGTGACGTGGGATTGGCCTGGCAACCAGGGCGGCGACGTGCGTATTCGTCAGGGTGACCGGTGCGAGGTGCGCATCGATGGCGACTTGGTGTTGACCGGCTACGTCTTTGGCACGCCAGTACGGCACGACGCGAAATCGCTCTCCCTCTCCATCAAAGGCCGCTCTGTCACGGCAGATCTGGTTGACTGCTGCCCGGACGATAAGCCTGGTCAGTGGCGTAATCAAACCATCGAGAACATCGCCCGTGCGCTGGTGAAGCCCTATGGCGTCACTGTGGTCAATGAGGCGGGTGACCGCACGATGGTCAAGGACCACACGGTGAAGCCTGGCGAGACAGTGTTCGAATCGCTGGACCGGTTGCTGACGTTGTCGCGGCTTCTGGCGATGGATGACGGTCGCGGCCGCATGGTGATGGTCAGGCCTGGGAGTGCTGGGCGGGCGCATGACCGACTGGCTCGCGGCGAGAACATTTTGATCGGCGAGTCAGATCTCGATTTCTCCAACGTGTTCTCCGAATACGTGGCCAAGGGGCAGCAGTCGGGAAGCGATGACGACGATGACGAAGAGAACAGCGCACAGGTGGCAGCCTCGTCTGTGGATACGCGAGTCTCTCGGCACCGCCGACTGGTGATTCGGGAGTCCGGACAGATTACCAAGGAACTGGCCCAATGGCGGGCCGACTGGGAACGTGAAAGTCGGATCAGTCGTGCGCTCGAGGCGACCTACACCGTGCAAGGCTGGCATCAGTCCAACGGCGCATTGTGGCGGCCGAATATGGTGGTGCGCGTGGTCGACCAGGTTATCGGCTTTGACCGCGACATGCTGATCTCGGAAGTCAGCTACAAGCGGTCCCGTTCTGCCGGTACGACAGCGGTATTGAAGGTCGCGCCACCGGATGGCTTCGAGCCAGAACCAAATGACAAACGCAAGCGCATGAAATTGAAGAAATCGAAAGATGGCTTCGAATACCTGCTGCCTGCGGATTGGGAAAGGAATTCATGAGCAATGACAGTCCAATCGCCAGATGTACGGTGGTGCTGACCAAGCCTGGCCAGCGCCGCCAGCGCATGCAAGTCAGCATCCTCGACGGGGAGAGCAAGGACGATGTGGAGCTGTTCGAGCAGTACGGCATCACCTCCATTCCTCTTTCAGGTGCGGGCGGCTTGGCGCTGTTCTTTGATGGCGACCGCTCTCATGCGGCCGTCATCATGCCGAGTGACAAGCGTTACCGGCCGACCGACCTGAAGCCTGGCGAGGTCGCCATCTATACGAACGAAGGTGCACGGATCGTGCTGAAGCAGGGACGCGTTATCGAGGTCGAGTGCGATGTCTATCGGGTCAAGGCGAAGCGCTATGAGGTGATCGCCGAGGAAGCCGTCAGCATCGCCACCGGTGACTTCAAGCTCACCGCCTCGGGGACAGCGGAATCGACGGGGCCGATGAAGATGCCGGAGGTGATCGTGGACAACGTTCCGCTGAGTAAGCACTTCCACCAGGAACACGATGGCCCGCCTACCAGCTCGCCGAAGGCGGGAGGTGGCGGATGATCCTGACGCTTTCTGAGGATGACCGCCGCGCCGTTCTGTGGCGGGCCGCCGTCATCAGTCTTTTCAGCTGGCGTCGTGCAGATCCTTCCGATCCGAACGATGGCGCAGATCCGCTTGGCTGGTGGGCAGATAGCTACCCCACGGTGGCCGATGACAAGATCGGCTCGCGTGTGTGGCTGCTGCAGCGCAGATCGATCACGGATGACGCACTTCGAGATGCGGTCGCATTCGGTGAAGAGGCGCTGGCGTGGTTGGTCTCTGATGGCCATGCCAGCAAGGTCACGGTGACGGTTGCGCGTACCGGTACCGATGGCGTGACGATGAATGCAGTGATCAATCTGCTTGGTGATGAGCCGTTGCAGATCGAGATCGATGATTTTTGGAGGGTGATCAATGCCGTTTAACATTCCGGGCCTCGTGGCCTTGATTAAGCGGGTGAGGGCAGATCTGGTCCCTGCTACTTCGACCGGTGCACTTCGTCGAACCGATGCCGAAGTGCTGTCGCGCGTGCATAGCGGTGTCGCGGCCGGCCTCTACCAGCACCAAGACTACATCGCCGCGCAGAGTCTGCCGGATAAGTGCGACGAGGACATGCTGCTGCGCTACGCCCAATGGCGGCTGGGTCGTGGCTACCGCGCGGCGACCTACGCGACTGGATTTATGGAGTGCGAAGGACAAACGGGCGCGCCGGTCGACGCTGGGACACTCTTTCAGGCACCAGATCGTAGTCAGGTCATCGTGACTGCAGATACGGTAATCAACGGAGTGACGGCGATCCCGATCCGCGCTGTGGTCGCGGGAGCGGCCGGCAATCTCGATGGCGGGACGAAGCTCACGGCGGTGTCCCCAGTGCTGGGCGTGAGTGATGAGGCTGTGATCACTTCGGCGGGCATGACCGGTGGGGGCAGTCAGGAAACGTTGGAGCAGTTGCGGGCAGCGGTGCTGCGGACCTATCGCCTCGTCCCGCAAGGGGGTTCTGCCGATGACTACGAGACCTGGGCGCTGGAATATCCCGGCGTGACCAGGGCCTGGACACGACGTAACTGGCTTGGTCCTGGCACGGTGGCCGTGTTCATCATGTGCGATGGGGATGATGATCCATTCCCTAACGAAGCCTTCCGTACGGCCGTGTTCGCGTACCTCGACAAGAAACGGCATGCCACCGGTGAGCTCTACGTGCTTGCGCCCACGCCCAAGCCCATCGTCTACCAGATCAGGCTAACGCCGGATACCGGGCCGGTGCGTGCTGCGGTGAGGGCGGCGTTGAAGGCTGTGATCCTGGCGGAAGCGTCGTTGGGAGTGACATTGCTACGCAGTCACCAGGATGAAGCCATCAGCGGTGCCGCCGGCGAGGATGATCACGAGATGCTGGTGCCGGCGGCGAACGTCACGGTGCTGCGTAATGAGATCGCGACCTTCGGAGACATCGAATGGCTATGACCGAAGCGGACTACCTGGAACAGATGCGACAGCTGCTACCACCCGGCCCTGCGTGGGATCGAGAGTTCTACGGCGGGGAAGTAGATCAGGTTCTTCAAGGCCTTGCGCCTGAGTTCGCGCGCATCGATGTGCGGGCAGATGCACTTTTGGCAGAGCTGTTCCCGCCTACGATGCGTGAGCTGGTCAGCGACTGGGAGGCGGTCATGGGCTTGCCCGATGAGTGCCTTCCGAACGATCCGAGCTTTGACCAGCGTAAGGCGGCCGTCCTGCGCCGGCATCTGGCTCAAGGGGGCCAGAGCTTGGCCTATTTCGTGGGCCTGGCGCGAGAGCTGGGCTATCCCGATGCAACTGCCGTTGAGTGGCGCGCGCCTCGGTTCGGCCGGTCACGCTTTGGCAAGGCGCGATTCGGAACCTGGGCCGCTCAATTTATCTGGACGATCAAGTTAGGTCGCCGGCATGCAGGTGGCCGCCGCTTCGGTATTGCCGTTTGGGGCGAGCGCTTCGGTGCGAACCCGAATGAGGCTGTGGAGTGCGTGATCAAGCGCTGGGCACCGCCGTTCACGGTGGTGCTCTTCGAATACGAATAAAGGAACGAGAATGGATTTTCCGAAGAGTGTGTCAGGCGTTGGCCTGGTCAATGGCAAGTTCGTGGATGAAGATGAGCAGACCGGGCAGCAAGGATCGTTGATCCCGGCTGCATGGGGGAATCTGACGACAGACGAACTTCTGGCGGTGATTATCGAGGCAGGCCTGGTCCCGAGCGAGATTGTTTCTAACCAGCTGCTGCTGGCCATCAAAAAGCTTGTCGGTCGCGCTCCGGCAGTCTCGGGAGTGCGCGGCCTGCGCGGTGACCGCAATGCGGCGGTGCCCGCCACCAAGTATGACTTCACGTGTGCTCAGCGGATCTACCGTAATCCCGGTACGGGCGACACGATCATTTCGCGCAGCGCTGCGACGATCTCGGCCGATGCCGCAGTGGCCGGTCCTGTTGCTGGTGGACGTGACCAGGCCGGGGCTTTTGCAGCAGGATGGCTGAACCTGTTCTTCCTGATCGACGCCGCCGGCAACGAGACGGCAGTTTGGAGCGCCAACGCTCCTACTGCAGGGCCCAATATGTTCGGTGCCTACGTGAGCTGGGTATTTGGCCACAGCGCCTACTGGACTGGCTCGGCTGTTCGTCGTTGCGCAATGCGGGGTTCGCGCAATTTCGAGGCATCATGGCAGTCGATTTTGACAGTTGGCAATACCAGCGGGACCGAGGTCGTTGCCAACTGCTCTGTTGCCTGGCCCGCCTGGGCGCAACTGGGCGTTACGCGGATCAAGTCCTATATCTCGACCAATACGGCTGGAGGTGGTACCGCGACCGCGTCGTGGCGTTTCTTGGCCGCGTTTGCGGGCAAGGATGTCGACATGGGATGCGCTCAGGCAAGCGACACGGCCTACTACAACGAAGAATGCGTGTTTCCGAATGTCGGGCAGCAGCTTCTCTGTGCACTCACCTTGACCGGTGGCGCTGGCAACCTCTCTGCAGTTTCTAGCCTGCTTCAGGGTGTCGGATTCACCGTATCGAATGGAGATGTCTAAATGAAAAAAGCCTTTTACGATGAAAACACCAAACGCCTGATCGCGATTGGTTTCCTGGAAGAGATTGCCGGCGGTGTCGGTGTGGAGGTGGCTGACGACTTCGATGCACCTCTGTATGTGACACAGTGGGATGGAAAGGAATTCACCCACTCTCCGGTGCCGGCAAACTTCACCGTCGCCACTCCGGAGGATCTCGCCGCCGCAGAGTAGTGCAGACGTCTGCACACAACACACAGCCGCCAGAGGGCGGCTATTTTTTTATCCATCGGGGACATACATGCCAGAACCAACAACAGGGGCAGTGATCGGTGCCGGCTCGGGGGCCTTTGCCGTCGGCACCATCACCATTACAGGGTCATTCCTGGGACTGCAGTACGAGATGCTGCTGGCAGGGCTGGCCGGTGGCCTGGCCATGCTCTCCAGCCTGCCCCCGGTCTCCCGTCCACGTGCAGTGATGATCCTGATCACCAGCGCGCTCATGGGCGGCTACGTCGGGCCGATGCTGCACGCCTGGGCCATCCAGTCCGACGTGCTTGCCTGGTCCGGGAAGTACTCGGACGCCACCCGGCTCTGCAGCGGCTTTCTGATCGGGGCAAGCTCCCAAACGGTGATCCCGCTGGGGCTGGGCTGGATGCGTACGAAATTCGGAGGGGGCAACATCAACCAGGAGCCATCCAAATGACCAAGATCCTGCTCGCTACCAATTACCTGCTGGTCGTCAACTTCATCGCCAGCCTCGCGCTTTTCCTTCATTGCGTCTTCGCGCTGAACCGAATGAACCATCGCAGCAATCACCTGGTGCGCGCGTGGTACGT